GGCGTTTGTAGCAACTTCATATGCTCTTGGATGCCCTGACTCCTGTGCGACCTCTAACGCCCCTCTGACCGCCTCCTGACCTTGATCTATAAGACTATACAATTCCCCTCTGGTATATTCATAGTCCTTATCCCTGTCCTCTGAGACATCTCTGAGTTGATCCTTACGTTTAGCACAACCGCCTTCGGGTGTATCTGACACTTCAACATTAAGAAGTTCTTCCATATTATTTTCTAGACTATTCATAAGAAATTAATCCCCTCATTAAATCCAAAATCATCATCAGCAGTTACTAGGAGATCATCTGCTGCATCTACCTGACCATCTTGATTAATATCTGTTTTAGCTTTAGGTGTATAAGATAACTCAACAGTTCTCTTACCAACATCCTGATCACCAATAGTTTCAATAATGCGAGACTTACGAATAATATCTGCCTTACTATATGGACCGTAGATGTAAGACTTAGCAGTAAACTGCATTGAATAAGTTATACTACGTCTTGTACTAAAATCATCTTCCCAATCATCATCAAAATCAACGCTGTTTAAAACAACAGCAACATCTCTAACTTCATCCATATCTGGAATGAACTTAAGACTCATACTAAATGATGGTTGGAAAAATGGTAATATTTGTTCTAATATCTGTAATCCATCGTCCTGTGATTTAGCAAGTATACCAACCTCAAATGATATATTATATGGTACAGGAACATATTGAGTTCTTACCTCATTACCTTCCTCATTAACAACTGTTTTATATTTCTGGGTAGCAGGAGTTTTTCTAGCAGCATCATAATCAATACCAGTCATTTCAAAATAAATTCTTGGTAAAGTAATTGCCACCTTTTTACCATCGGTAGGATTACCTTGAAGTCTATATAAAAACTTTTGTTTTGGACCATAAGCAAGAGGAACTTTTTCAACCTCTAATACTTGTCCGTCAACAGTCTTCTTCAATTCAATATTATTGAAAAGAGTACCAAATGCTATAACAGTTTTTCTAACTGCTTGATTATAAAATTGTGTTCCTAACATCAGAAGCTACCTGTATAATTACCAAATTCACCAAAGGGATTCTTTTCTCCCCAATCAATCAACTCATCTGCACCATCTTCAATTGCAGCATTTTGATCCCACTCTGTACTCTCATTATCAATTGTAGAGAATGTCCCTAATGTATATATGGCATTAGATTCAACCCCTCTAATCATATCACCATCAAGGAAGTTACCTGTACGGTTCATGACCTCTAGTGTATTTGTAACACCATTCCAATCTGCTACCTCTGCTATAGTAGCACTCATTAGATCATACATCGTTGCTTGGGATCCACTTGTATCAGTATCTGTGTATGTATTGATAATATATCTGACATTAGTTTCATCATAATAAAAATGTCCAGGTACTGTTGTAGGACTTGTTCCATTGTAAGTATAAACATAACAAATTCTTTTATCTTCAAATTTCCAATAGAAGTATTTCTTTTGTGTAGTAGTAGCAAATATAGGATCAAAACTACCTAATGCTGTTACAGTAGATACATTATTATCTGAAGTCCAACTTCTTCCACCACCTTGTTGTGTGAATCCACCAATAACAACATGTTCATCAGTAGTAAAATGAATGGCTTCTGGTGGAGATTCTATTGTGAGAGTTGGTATACTGTTAGGATCATAATTGGAACCTCCATCTACAATAGTCAATGAAACTACTCCACCATCAGAAATTGAAGTTTCAATTATACCTCCACTACCATTACCAGTGTTTCCTAAAGTAACACTAGGTGCTGTATTATATCCAGTACCAGCAAGAGTTACATTTACAGATGCTATACTACCATTAGAATCAACAGTAAGAGTTCCAGTTGCTGTTTCTCTTGTAGTTAAACCAACATTAAGAGTAGTGATGTTACTAAATTCTCTTTCAACATCATCAATTTCGTCAATACCTGTATCAAACTTATCAGCACCCTGCTCGTAGATCTCAGCAGTGAGTTGATAGAAATACTGTTTACCTAACTGGAAGAAAGGATTCTCTCGCTCAACATACTTAATCTCATATAGATCCTCTGTTAATGGGAAGTAGATTAAATCTCCTTCATTAGGTCTGCCATCTACAGCAAGATTCAACGCTGGATTAGCAGACTGTTCCCATCTTCTACGTGATACAACAAAACTAATCTCATCTGTTATTCTTAAACCAAACTTACTTACAAACTCTGCACCAGCACCAAATCCTTCTACATTCACAAGGAACATCTCAATCATATAACTTTGACTAAATTCAGATTGGATAACTTCCCCCAATGTTTTATCCTTAAGATGTACTCTAGGAATATAAAACACATCAGATCCAAACAACTTGATTTGTTCATCAACCAAGTCCTGTACAAGATTCTGTTCGGTGGCAACACCACCATGTTGGGGAAAATATACTTTTTTCATCCGATCATGTCAAATGGTGGTAATTCGTATGTACTGGTAGATGCTTCTTCAATAACAGCAATTTCTTTTTCTGCATCTTCAAAGATCTCTCTTCCGTTAATGGCAACTCCACCAGGAAGTTGTATGCCATTAAATTTAATTAAGTTTTGACCCCACTGTCTCTTAATAAGAGCAGTAGTATATTTCTTTAAAAATATATCACTGTAGACTTGAGTATATGTATCTGGATCTAATGCTCTATGACATTCAACAATAACATGAACATCTTCATCCAACATATCTTTACCCACATCAATGTATAGTCTATCTTGTCTCATGTTAAATCTAAATTGAACAAAAGAACCATTATTCAATACCATATCCATAGTTTCCATCCATGTCTTAACCATATAATAGTTAAGAAAGTCAAGAGAACCTACAGCATATAAGTCATTTAAGAAAATCTGATACTCAATACCAAAAAGATTATTTCTTATAGCATTACTAGCAAGACCAAATACCTTAGATACACCAACAACATCTGCTGGAAGGTCAAGGTACTTATCATTTGTCTTCCATATTGTAGCAGCTGCCCCACTACCTATAGTAGTTGTAGTCTCTTGAGTATCAAATTTTGTTTCATCATCAGCAGTGAATACATGCTTCATGTATGCAAGCTCTACGCCATCATAATGACGCATACGATAATATTGAAGAGCATCATCAATTGCGTCCTCAATCTGATCGTCATCAACATTGATCTCTAGGACTGGGAACCCCAACTTCCTCAAACAATAATCTTTTAGTTGGGATCTACTGGCAGGTTCAGCCATAAAAAATACCCCTAGTGTTTCCTAGGGGTATTTATAACTTCTAATGAACTATTCTATGAATTCTCCCAAGTAATGCCTGTCCACTCAGTATTTTTACCCCAAGTAGGTGGTTTATTACTATATGCTTGAACATCAGTTAAATTTGTTAAAGCATCTACACCTGCTTCATGAGCATTTCCTTCATCTCTAATAGCTTTCTTCTCTGCTGCTACTGCTGCTGATTTATCAGTAGTTCCAGCAAGATAATCTTGCTCCTTTGCCCTCTGAGTTTTCCATTCAATAGCTTCAAGTTTTTCTACAGTTCTAGAATTAATTCTCTTTTTCAATTTTGTTTTTTCAACATCAATAACCCAATCAACAGCTTCTACTGCATTTAAAGCTTGTTGCTCTGCTTTAGATTTACCTGTATGTTTGTTAGTTACAGATCCATCAGCAGCTACAACTAAAGATTTACGTTCCTCAGTTGAATCATCAAAGTTATAAGCAACAATTTTATGATGCTCACTATCTGTGTAGTCTGGTTTCTCGTCATAGACAGCAACCACACTTCTTGGTTCTATTAAACAAACTTTTAAAAATTTTGCCATTTTTCTACAAATCCTATACTATTTAGATGGTTGATGATTATATGAAAGAATTAACATCAGGTGGAGCAAATTCATCCACATGTGGTTCCGAGAATAGTGAAGTATCATACATTGATGGAACCAGTACAGGATAATTTGTAGAGTTTCCACAAACATCATGTAATTTTCTGTTCATACCACTTTCAAAGTTGTATTGTGATCCATCACTTTGTTCGGCAAATATCTTATCTAGGTTGATTATATTATACCAAGCACCTTGGTTATCTGCATTCCAAGAAGGCATTATTCCAATAGAACTCTTACCAACAGGGAAAGGACACATACTATGATCAGATCTTTGATCATTCCAATGAATTACCTTACCATCGGATACTCTAACTACACATAGATAGCATCCAGCACCATAGTAATAAGCATGATGATACATCCAAACATATCTACCATCAGATGATTGTTGGAATCTACTACCATATCTTTCACCTTGCTCATAACCATACTGATTCCAACCTAGGGAGTTATAAATCCACTCTCCATTATGTTCTCCTGGTTGTGAAGCTTCATTTGGTCCATTCCATCTGGTAATAACATATCCACTATTACCACCATTAGTAGTTCTGAATAATACAATTCTTTCATTATCACAAAGAACACACTGTCCTCTCCAACTAGATTCAGCAGAACCATTACGGTTATTTACATTATATTCATTGTATCTATTCGCATCATAATTTCCTGCTGCTGTGGAAAAGAAGTCATGCATTGTTCCACGCATTTGAGTTTGCCCTGTATATGAGTCTGGTAAATCAGCATGAACTGAATCAGCATTACCATATTTTCTTAAATCAGGAACACTGTCATAAACAGTTGGCTTATGTCTAAATGATTGATCAGCAGAGAAGTTCTCCATAACACAGAACTTCTTAATCTTAGGATTGTAAGATCCACAACCATACATTCCATTAGCATTACCGCTATTCTGCTTACATGGAATATCAATTCCACCCCAACCCCAATTTGATTGATGATAGTATTTAAAGGCAGATCTACTCAGAATCCTTAATCTACTACTAGTACCATTTGATTGAAGGAAAATAGCATAATCTTGAGTTAACTCACTGGGAACAGAACACACATCTCTAAACCCTCTAGCTTTTCCATAGTATCCAGCATCATCAACATGAGGCCATCCAGGTTCTGTGGAATTTGGAGTAACACTGGCATGGAACATATTACCCAAGTAACCAACATAGCAAGTGTTGTTGGCATAATTACTACTACTTGAAGGATAAGATTGAGTATTTAAGTAATCAGAACTTGCATAATTCTGGTGAAATTCAGGAGCATATGAAGTATAAGTTCTATAGCTGTTGTAAGCGTATCCACCATCACCCATCTTGAATCCAATATTGTTCATATTGTGATCAAACAGGGTGTACCCACCACCATAAGTACCATATTCCATAGTATATACGGCCATGCAAGGCTGTTGCCAGGGATTTTTTGTTTTTTTGGTTGAAACCGTAGCGGTTCTTGTAAGAGTCCTTGCCATTGTATTTTTTATCCTTCGTGTGTATTTATCTAATTAAGGTGTATACCAATTTTTTGAAGCAGCACTATAGTCTTTAGCTTCTTGTAATGTATTAAAAGCCATTAATGCAGCTTCAGCAACATTACTTTGATCTCTCATATTTTGTCTTTTTTGATATAAAGCTCTGATAGCAGCATCATTACCATTAGTAATATCATTATCTCCTGCTCTGATATCTTCCCATGCAGTTTCCTTTATGAGATTAGCACATTCACTTCTAATTTGTTGTCTCTTCAACAGTCTTTCAGTTTTCAATGCTAAAGAATCTCTATATGTTGCATCTGAAGATTTTTGATCTTCAAAAGACTTATCCTTTTCAGGATTTTCTAAAGCAGTTCCAGCAGCATTAATTCTGATACAATTGACATAATCAACTTCAGGATCAAATCCTGGATATTCAAGAACAACAACACTTTCAAAATCATGACGATTAGAACAGCCTGGAGCGTCTATTGGAGTAGGTACATCATCAGCAGTTGGATAAGGTGATGATTCTACAATGTTAAGTTTTTTATTAAATGCGAAAAAAGCCATTAGTTTATCCTATTAGATGTTACTCAAATTCATTAATCTGGGGTTTTTGGAATAAAGAAGTATCATAATGAGCAGGTATTGCTATGTAATACGAACTACTATTTGCTCCACCAGCTTCAAAATATCTTGAATAATACTGATTCTTAGCAGTAGCACCCCAGTCATGTGCATCATCTCTATTATTAAACCATAAATCTAAATCATGCATCTTATGATAAGCACCTTGACCACCATCAGTATCCCATTGATGGAATACCATCATTGAAGATTTTCCAACTGGAAGGAAAGAATATCCATAATTTGAATCATCCATATTCCAGAATATAACCTTACCATCAGATACTCTACAGCATCCCCAATAAGCTCCAGCACCCCAGTAATACTCACTACAATACGCCCAAACATACTTACCATCAGATGACATCTGCCATCTTATACCTAAATGAGTACCATTTTCATATCCATAATGAGTCCAACTACTTTGCCACTTGTGGAATAGTTGATGATTAGAAGTTGGTTGTGGATTTGTCCCTCCAGTTTCAACCTGTCCACTAGCATTCCATCTTACACAACTAAATCCACCTGTTCCAGTATAACCAGGATGGCAAGTAAACATAACGATCTTATCATTATCACAGAGAACAACAACTCCTCTATAATGTGCCTCTGATGCATTAGAATATCCTTGAGGTGAACTCTGGAAAGCGAATTGCTCATAAGTCGTACTATCAGCATTAGCACTAGTTTGGAAGTAATCATTTAAGTCATGAGTCTGACTACCATATGCAGAATATTGTTCTTGCTTTGAAATATATGTTCTATTACCTTCTAAAGCATACTTTCTAAAATCAGGACAGTTACTCCAAACTGTTGGTTTCCAAGTACCACCACCATCACATTCCATTTGAACGAACTTATTATTCTTGTAATTCCAAGAACATGTTCCATATCCAGAAGTGCCTAATGTTTTGAGGGGAACATAACACCAAGAATCACTACCATTTTGGTAATGTTGAGAATAATAAATGTTCATGGAACGTGGTCCAACCCAAAACTTACATCCTGAACTTGAACCATGCTCAGTACAAATAGCAAAATCTTGATGTGGATGTCCAGGTATTGTAGAAACGTCTCTATTAAAATAAGCTCTTCTGTCATAACCAGATGACCTACAAGACATACATCCTGGTTCAATACCACCATTAGAAGAAGCAACAGCACTAGAATGAGATTGATGACCCCCATACCCATTGAAGTTTGTACTACTACCCATATAGCTATATGAAGAACCTGGATAACTGTTAGTTCTTACGTCTTCATAACTGTTCATATCCTCGTAAAAGTCCCTAGCAGCCGTAGTATACGTTCTGAACTCACCGTAAGAACCATCACCATCACCATAGTGTTGATTAACTAAATTAAAGTTATGGTCATATGTGTAATAACCACCACCCCAACTATAGTGCAAAGTGTATAGTGAAAACGCTGGCTGAAGATAAGGGTCTTCTGTCCGTTTAGCAGAGATTGCTGGTATTTCGGTTAACTTTCGTGCCATTTGATTTTATCCATTTATGAACAGTTGTTTTAATATATTAGCCGTCTAGACCCCAAGCAATTGCTGTGCATCCAGCTGCATTAGAGTATGCATAAAGTCCGTTAGATGAATCAAGAACAATACCTGTTCTCTCAAGTACTCCGTTTGCTGGAATAACTACATCATATTCAATTACATCAGTATCATTAACAGATGTACTTGAAGCAAGACCGATACGTACTTTTTTAGAAGCATCGGTACGATTTGTGATATTGATCGTTGTGACCTTAATACCTGATCCTGGAGGAGATGCAATCTCTGTCCAAGAGTTAGCAGTTAAGTCAGATCTTCCATAAATTCCTGAAGCCATGGGGGTTTCTCCGTATTTTTAAATCAAATGGTTTGTTGTTTTATTTATAATTGAATTATATTGCAGATGCAAAGAAAGTAGCAGCTGTCACTGCATTTGCAACGTAATCAGTAACAGCTTTCACTGTTGGGATTTTACTATCATCTTTTGAACTGAAATCAGTTTCAATAGTTTTACCAAGAACAGTAGTTGCACTTAGAACACTAGTGTCACCAATCGTAAATTCTAATCCAGTTTCAAGGTTAACACCTTGGTTGAAATCAAAGCTATTAGAGATGTTATCCCACAAAAGTGTCTTGTCGGAATCTCCCTTAATTGTAAGTCCACCTCCATCGGCGGTAACATCTGTTGCACCAGTTGTTGCAAACGAAACTGATGTAGCAGTTCCACTTCCACCAAAGGTCTGATCTAAGGTTACAGTAGTACCAGAAATACTTAAAACTCTGTGGTTAGAAGGACCAGTAACTGTTCCATTTCCAGAAGAAATTGTTATTTCAACACCAGGAGCAATATTGGTTGTATCACTTACATTTGTGATAGTTGCAGCTGAAGCAGCAATGTCACCAGTAAATGCACCAACAGCAACAGTACCCAATTCAATGTTGCGATCCTTAGAAGTTAAAGTAACTGAGTTAACAGAAGTTGTAGTACCTTTAACTGTCAAGTTTCCAGCAATACTAAAGTCTCCTACAACAGCACTTAAACCATCAACATATGTCTTAACAGCAGACTGTGTAGGACATTTGTTAGGACTATTTTGAGATAGAGTTCCATCAGTTGAGAACTCGTTAATAGTAGCACCTAACTGAGCACCAATAGCACCCAATCTCAATGTTGATAGACCATCCAAGTTGAACGCTGTAGCATCCAAGGTTGCCTTACCAGTTGCCTGTTCAACCCTAAAGTACTTACCAACAGAGAAGTTACCATCTTGGTCAGTAGATACGTAGTAAACACGACCTGGGCGATCTTCGCTGGTTTCCTGTGAAGGAATATTTGGTGAAAGTGGAAGACCAGGCCAATTAGTATTAGCTTTACTTCCAGTACCAACATCCAAGAAGTCGTGAGCAGTCAAGCGAACTTGAGAGTAACGATAACGAGTCTTGAATTCCTGTCCATCACCAGCAGCAACAACTTTCTCATCAGCAAATAAGAATGATGTAATACCAGTTGTGTCTGGAGTTACAGCAGTTAATTTACCAAACTCACTACCAATCTTAATTAAGTCATTAACACCGAATGCAACATTCGCAGCTTTAACACGGAAGGAAGTGCTAGTATTATTAACATCTTCAATCAACTTATCTTGACCTCTTGCAGGAGGATCAAAGATAGTTACAGCATCACCAACATTATGGTTTCCTGCAACAGTTCCTTCTTGTGCTCTAGTAACTTCAATCTGAGTTGATCCAAAGAACTGAGTAATGAGGAACATCTCATTATTAATAACAACGTAACCACTAGAGACCATTCCATTTGTACTATCAATATTAATATTGAAAGTAGGACCATCACTAGAAGTTATTCCAGCAGTAAGAGATGTTGAAGTTCCGTTAATATTTTCCTTAAAGTGGTCAATATCATCAGTACCAGACTGTGCAGCAGCAGAAGTTCCTAAAGCACCTCTAGCAGCAACAACTAAAGTACCACGTCCATCTGGAGCATCATAACTAGAGCTGGTAATAACATATGAACCAGAGTCATCGTTAACACCATTATCTACTAGTTCAACAGAACCACCAGCGTCAGGACCAGTTGTTAAACCAGTAACAACGAGAGCAAAACCTTTTTGTCCACTAACAGCATCTGTATTGTTTACAAGTGTTCCTGTAATATTAGATGTCTGGGATGTTACATCTTCACCTTGTGTGAATGTTCCCTTAACTGGGAAGTAATAAAGATATCCAGAGTTAGACTGGTCATTTCTTAATTCACCAACAGCACCTGATGTTTGTCCAACAAGATATTCTCCGATCTGAAGACCACTTGAGATTGGGAAATTATCTGCATTCTTATCAAGTGAAAGACGAAGACCTTTAACATTACCATCAATGGTTGTTTCAGTAGTATCAAATCCTCTAGCAATTGCACCGTACTTACCGTAAGATGAGTTACCAGTAACACCACGAATTCTACCACCACGTGTACAGGTGTAAGAAATATGTGCGTAGTATGTGAAGGATGATACAATCTCAGTTGCAGCACCGTTAGTAACATAGAAACCAACACCACCGTCTAGGACTTGAGTGAAGGAGTCAAACACCATTGTCTTATAAGACGGACTTGACGATAGATTGTAATGAGCATGTACCGCACCATCAAGAAGAACACCAACTGCTGCACTACCAAAGATTGTACAGTTTTGAATATATGGTGATTTCTGAACAGATGAGTTAGGATTAAATCTAAAGAAGACACCCTTAACTGTAGCGGTATCCATGTCCTTATCATCAGAACCAGAAGGAACAAATCCACTCATTCCTTCAAACACTAGATCATTAAGAGTAGTGTGTGAACCTAATAGACAGAATGTAGATTCATCATTATCACGAGTACCTGCTGAAGATATTGAGATAAAAGGTTCTTGTATAACACCAGAATTACCCATGCCCCCAAGAGCAATAGCAGCAGTAACAAAGTTTACATGTGTATTAATAGCAGATCTTACAGTAGGACACTTAGGATTATTAGTATCAGCAGTAAGTGTTGCGTCAATTGTTTGAGACTCAGTATTACCTGATGCGACTGCTACTGATACATTGCTTGCACAATCTTGTGCGGCAGCAGCAAGATATGTAAGAAGAGTAGTATCCTGAGTATTATTTCCTGTAATTGCAGTACCACCAACTAAAGCTTGAGTATACTCATAAACTTTATTGTTAGAACCATGCTTAATGTTGAATGCAATAGCTTCAACTAACTCAGTAAGACGAGTCTTAACTGTTGATTCATCTCCAGTTACAGCACCATCATCATTTACATGTTGATGATATGCATTATGAGCAATAAATGTCTTGTTTGCTGTAAGTAATGAAGAACCATCTGAAGCAATATTGCTAACAAGATCAAGGTACTTATCACCAGTAGTCCATGCTCCACCTGTTAAATTAAGTAGATGAACATTATTTGCATAATCAGAATCTAGAACCATAGCACTCTTAGTGCCAGCATCGTTCCAAACAGTATCACCAAACTTAAGATGATTTACACTAGTTGCAAGTACTAATGCTTGCATATCAGAAGAACCAGGAGCAGGCTTAAGAACAGAAGTTCTTAGGTTGTCACCGATAATTGAAACATGCTCAGGAACAAGGATTGGAAGTTGTTCTTGATACTCACCTGCTTTAACAAAAATTGTAATTGGATTTCCAGCAGATGGCTTGAGATTACCAGATAATGCTCCGATAGTATCACAAGCATGTCTTAGTGAAGCAAAACCTCTAGAGATATTTCTACCACTGTTAGCATCAGATCCATCCTTAGTAACATAATAAACACTATCAGTTACATTATTTCTCTCCCAATTTGGAAGTAGTGGAGAACCACCAACAGTTAGAATCTGACCAGATGCTTCTGCTTGCTCCGCTGCTGTACCTGTAGACCCTGTTGGTAGTGCAATTCTATTAACACCACTTGCTGCCTGATAGAGAAGGTCTCCAGTGTCTTGGAGAACTTGTGCAGTGTCACCACCCTGTGCAACGTAATTCCAATATGCACCGTTTGGATCTAATTCAGGAGCAGTAGCAGCACCAGTTACGTCATCTGCTTTACAAACATATGAGTTGGAGTTTCTATTAACAACATGACCTTTCTGATAAACAGTACCAGCATCCCAGTTACCTGTCCAACTTAAACCTTCACTGAGTAATTTCCAATTACCAGTATTAGTAGGAGCAACACCAGTAGAACCTACAATGTTTACAAATGTATTACCACCATATCTTACAACATCACCTGGGGCGTATGTTGTTGCTCCGACATATTCACCTTCAGCAGAGAAACCAGTTGTTAATACTTCCCAATTGGTTGTGTCTACATTAGGAGTTGTAGCAGTAGTATGAATTCCTTTAGAAATATAACTATAACCCTTATAGGTTACAACGTCTCCCTTCTGATACTCGGCATTAGGATCCCAATTATCTTCAAAATTAAGACCTTCAAGATAAACAGTAAATTGAGTAGGATCAAATGATGAACTAGAACTATGTGCAGTTGTTGTACGATAAACAATATTACCATACTTAACTATATCATTTAATTTGTAGTAAGTAGATGAAGCCCATGCTCCTGTATCAACATTACCTTCAGTATGAAGATCCCATTTGCTACCACCTTCATCAGTATAGAAACCTGCTACTGAATCTGCTGAAGTGTGGTTAATTGTACACACGTATGTGTTGCCACCATACTTAATAATGTCATCAATGACGTAAGCAGTGCTCGTAGCCCAATCGCCACGCCACTTAAACTTCAGTCTGCCGAGTCTAAAATCTGCCATTTGTTAAAATCCTACTTAGGTCCGTTAGTGTTATGATCATATGTTTTATTTAGTCTTGCAACTAAGTAACCATCACTGTCAATAAAATAAGTCAGATGACGAAAATCAAATCTGAACTGTTGGTATTTATCATCAGGGTCATTTGAATACTCCCTTGCTGCATTTGGAGTTGCATCAATGTATTCTTGCCCTTGAAGAAAATCTGTATATTCTTCACCATCTGTACGGTGAAAATCGTAGACCTCATTTTCTGTAGATCTAGCATTTGTGTAATGAAGCATACCATCCTTGTCTCTACGAAGAGCATGAACAGTAAAGTCATTTGATTGTGCTACTGTTTGTCCAACAACAGCTGTACTTGCACTGAGATATAAACTCATGCTAAGATCCTCCAGAAAGTTCCGTCCCAAACAAACTGACAATACATGCCAGCAACATCAAGTATAAATGTGGTATCACTATTCCCAAATAAATTCAAAAACTTTTGATTACCACTAGCTAAAAGCGTAACATTATTTAGAGCCCACGTTGCTTTAAAGTCAACAACTTCAAGCATATCTCCTACATGAGGAACAATACCACTTTGTTCGTATGGCATTGTTAATTCAAGAGCAGTATTAGTAGTATCAATTAAATAACGAAGTCCGCATGATAATTGTCCGTTAGAATTGATAACTTCCCAACGAGATCTTTGAAGTTCAAAGCCTCCAATATCACTCCCATCATGAACAACTGCTACATTCTTTTCGGTATCAACCGTAATCTCAGCAACAGCACCAGTAAACTGAGCATGTTCAGATGTCGTGCCTTTTCTAAATTGTACCTGTGTGGTCATCTATTTACGCACTTTTTCTCAAAAACTATTTATGAATTATATAATCCAGACCTGTACGTGTGCTGGCTGGAATAGTTGTACTTGTACAATTGCAATTCCACTAATTCTTGTAGTACCGCTACCGATGTATGGAGCAAGAGCAAGTGATTCATCTGCACTGTGAAGATTAGATAGAGTTCCAGATCCTTGATATGCACGGGTGCGAATGTCATAACTGTCACCTGTAACATCAATGTTGACATATGGTTGCTCTGCAAATGTGAGATTTGGATCTCCCGATGTGCTTCCAACGACAAGAGTACCGCCTTTGCTGAGTTCTGCGACTGTTGTAATTTCTGCAATTCTTGTTCCGTGGAACGAGAAGAGCATATCTCTTTCTGTTGGATTGAAGCTGATAGATTCCGCAGTACCAGAAAGTTTTCTGAATGTACCAAATCCAACGTAATCTCTTGTTCTGGTTGTATGAGCATCTCCACTGAGAGATATTGTACCTTCTCCAGTGTGTGCGAATCTGACAAGAACTCCTGCTTCTCCAGTGGTGGACAGGGTTCCTGTTCCAATCTCTCTCGTGGTAGTGGATTGTGTACCAGCTCCAGTAAAGGAGAATAAGAGCTGCTTCTCGTCTGGATTGAAGCTGATAGATTCCGCAGAACCACTGAGTTTTCTGAGAGATCCAGTACCAACATAAGAACTTGTAGTTCTGACTGTAGACTCTCCAGCAACAGAGAAGAGAATTTGTTCTTCTTCTGGATTGACTGCAATAGACTCTGCTGCACCACTGATTGTGTAAAGTGAACCAGTACCAAATATACTGCGATGAACAGTAAAGCGAACTTCGCCACTGATCTTCGTCTGAACAAATGGTTGCTCTGCAAATGTAAGTAATGGATCTCCAGATGTACCAGAAATAAGAATCTCTGTTCCTTCCTCTGGTGGGTTGGCAGTGAAGCTGACCTGATGTTCTCCAGTAAAGGAGAAGAGCATTTGCTTCTCATCAGGATTGATAGTGATAGATTCAGCACCACCAGCAATAGTGAATATTGTACCTTCACCAACATTATTTGGAACCCATCTAATTCCAGCATTACCAAGTACATTGAATGTACCACTACCTGTAATATGTGGAGTGTAATCAATATCTGGATGAGTGAGTTCTCCATATACATTGAGACTTCCAAATCCATCATAAGATTCAGTGTGTCTTTCTCTGCTTTCACCTGTGAAGGAGAAGAGAAGTTGTCTCTCGTCTGGATTGACAGTAAGAGATTCTGCTGCACCTGAGAATTTCCTGAGTGTACCAGAACCAACATGTGATAGAGATCCAATAACATAAGCATCTCCACTGATTCTGTATAATCCAGATCCTTCCCATGCAACCAGTGTTGTTTCTGCTGCACCAGCAAATGCAAATAGTCTTCCATCCCCAGTTGTAACAACAGATTTGCTGTCTGCTCCTTCTCCAATAAAGGAGAATAGCATCTGCTTCTCTTCTGGATTGACAGTGATAGACTCTGCTGCACCTGATAATTTCCTGAGTGTACCAGAACCAACCTTGATTCTTGATCTTGTAGTATCTCCAGCACCAAGAACAGAAACTGTTCCAAATCCATCTTCGGATATTGATGTAGTAGTATATACTTCTCCACCAAATATTGCAGTACCAAATCCTGTTTCTGTAACTGATATAACTTCAGATTCTCTTGTTCCGATAAAGGAGAAGAGCATCTGCTTCTCATCTGGATTAACAGTGATAGACTCAGCTGTACCACTGTAATTCCAAATAATACCTTCACCAATAACATGTGGAGTGTAGTATATTCTTGCATCACCAGTAACAGGAATGACCCCGTAACCTGGATAGTTGGGTATAAAGAATACAGCAGAGGCAATTCCAAGATTATTGAAGTTAACAAGTCCACTTCCTGTCTCAACTGAAGTAAAGGACTCGGTTGCTTCTCCACCAATCTGACCGATTGATCTGTCGTCAATAGTTGTAGACGCTGATGGATCTGGTGGTACTTGATAGTAAACACCAGGTGTAATTTCAAGAGTTGTTCCTGGAGCAACCTTGATACAACCACTATTTGCAACAGTAGTTGTTGTGATAACTCCTTCAACATCAACACAGACATATACAAATTGTTCACCAAGATCAGGACTGTAAGCAATTGCTTCAGCACCACCAGAGAGACTCTTAAGATAACCAGTTGTGGTAATATTAGGAACATAATGAGTCTTAGCCTCACCAATTGCTCCCTTAATATAACCCTTAGAAACCCAAGAAGGTTGCCAATCGTAAGATGTCCATCTACCAAATGGACCAGGAACAACCTTGAATAATAATTGTTCTTCATCAGGTGAGTATCTAACAGATTCAGCAGCACCACCCATACTGAATAGATTTCCATCACCAATATGCAGTAGACTAAATCCAGTCTTACTACCAACACTGAATTTGGAAATATCAAGTACACCATAACCATTCCACTGAGGTGGAACAGTAACAATTGCTTCATTATCAATTCTAATTCCTTGTGTAGACCAGTGAGCACTTTCACCAGTACCAACAAATGTGTATACCTGAACTTCTGCACATGTTGCTTCATTCCAGAATTCAATAGAACCAAATGGACATGTTCTAGAAAGACTTCCAAGAATATGACCGTAATCTCTAGTACCTCTATAAAGATCAGTAATATTATGATAATCTTCTGTGGATGTAGGTACTGTAAGATGACTTGGTATTGTGTATATGTTGGAAGACGCAATAGCAAGTGTAGTACCAGGCTCAACCTTAATACAACCACTAACAGCAGTAACATCAGTAGTCTTAATTCCACTATCAACTACACATGTAGCCTGAGTAGTAGAAACTAATAAACCGTAATCATAGTGTGGTGGGCTATAGCAGAGGTTGAGATCATATACATGAGTCTCACTCTCTTCTGTTCTAGAACGTAACTTGATAACACCACTTGAAGCATAATCAAATGCTGTTCTAGTCTCAACACTAGCAAAGTTTCTAAGGAATCCAGAACCAGAGTATGCTTCTGTATGTTTCTCACTGGAAACACCACCAGTGAAGGAGAAGAGCATTTGTGTCTCTTCTGGATTAACAGTAAGAGAAACAGCAGTACCACTAATTTTTCTAAGAGTACCATATCCTTCATATGCTCTCGCACGTGGAGTCTCAGTAAGAGAACTAATTCTGAATAATCCACGACCTTCAATAGCAGCAGATAATACTTCAGATGCACCACTGAATTCAAAGAGAGTTCCGAATCCATTATGAAGTAGAGAGAAGTTAGTCTTAGCATCATTGTCAAGTCTAAGTCCACCACGACTTGTCCAACTAGGCTGGAACTTAGCATCAACAGTACCAGAAATCTGAATTGTACCGTAAATACAGGATGGCATTCCATCATCAACAGTACCAAGAATCCAACCATAATCCTTAGTTGGAGCAGCAAGTCTAGTAACAGAACCATAATCCTCAAAGGATGTTGGAACTGTACGATGACTTGGAATTGTGTAAGTAGAACCTGAATCAATAGTAAGTGTAGTACCAGGAGCAACTTTAATACATCCACTAACAGCAGTGATATCACCAGTCTTAAGTCCACTGTCTGTAACACATGTGGCCTGAGCAGAAGATACAAGTAAACCGTAATCTAAATCAGTCCAAGGAACAACAGAACTACAGTTATACCAGTATGTTATTGCCTCTTCAAGTTTGTTCCATGTAGCAATAGAACCAGATCCAGTGTAAGAGAATGTTCCTCTCTCATCTCCTCCAGCAAAGTTCCAAAGTATTCCATCACCTTCAAATGTACCATAAGCGAATTTAAGATCTGTATATCCTCCAGTGAAGGAGAATAGCATTTGTGTCTCTTCTGGATTCCAAGTAATAGATTCAGCAGAACCAGAGAATGTAGAGAAGAGACCTTCTCCAATTTCTTTTCTTCCAATATTAACAGAACCAATTCCACCAATATGATATAATCCATCTCCAGCAGACTTGGTACTAAGACTGGTAAATGCCGCACCAGTAAGGGGACCAAATGGACCTTCTGTAGTATGACTTGCAAATAGTGGAAGTCTTGCTTCACCACTTAAGTAAATGTATCCTAAACCAGTACCAACGAAGTCAACTCCACCAACATATCCCTGAACATGTTGTGTTGATGCAGTACCAACAACATCAATCGTTCCATAAATGCATGATGGCATTCCATGTGTAACAGTACCAAGAATCCAACCATAGTCATCAGTTGGAGCAGCAAGTCTGGTAACAGAACCATAATCAAGATATGTTGATGGTATGGTTGTCTGTGATGGGATTGTGTAAGTATTATTTGGTGCAATTGATAATGTAGTACCAGGCTCAACCTTGATACAACCACTAACAGCAGTGACATCAGATGTCTTATCACCACTATCAAGAACACATGCTACGTTAGATAGATCAACTAATTCACCATAATCATATACACCAAATTCAACTATAGAACTACAGTTGTAGAAGTATGTTATTGCCTCTTCAAGTTTGTTCCATGTGAGTATAGATCCAGATCCATTATAAGAGAATGTTCCCTTTTCATCTCCTCCAGAGAATGTGAATAATACACCATCACCAATAAATGAACCATAAGAAAACTCAAGACTTGAATATCCTCCAGTGAAGGAGAATAGCATCTGTGTCTCTTCTGGATTCCAAGCAACAGACTCTGCTGCACCTGAGAACGTAGAGAGGAGACCATCAATAATTTCATTCCTACCAACGCTAGTAAGTGTGTCTCCAACAATATCAAACAATCCATCTCCAGGTGCTCCAAGACTGAAGTTGGTAATTGCTGCACCAGTGAGGGGACCAAATGGACCTTCTGTAATATGACTAGCAAATAGTGGTAGTTTTGCATCACCACTAAGTTTAAGGATACCACTACCAACCCAATTGGGTATGAATTTAATTGCAGCAGATCCAGATACATCAATTTCTCCATAAACACATGATGGCATTCCATGTGTAACAGTACCAAGAATCCAACCATAGTCACGAGTAATTGGAGTTGACTTAGCAACAGAACCATAATCCTCAGTAATTGATGGAAGGGTTTGTTGTGATGGAATAGTATAAGTATTAGGATCTGCAATTGATAATGTAGTACCAGGAGCAACCTTAATACATCCACTAACAGCAGTGACATTACTAGTCTTATCGCCACTATCTGTTACACATGTTGTATTATTCCTATCAAGTATTAATCCATAATTTAAATCAACCCAAGGAACAACAGAACTACAGTTGTATGCAGATGTTACAGCTTCTTCAAGTTTATTCCATGTGATGATGGAACCAGAACCAACGTAATCAAACGTACCTGTCTCAATACCACCAGCAAGGTTCTTAATATTTCCAGATCCTTGCCAAGTACCATAACCAAATTTAACTTGATGTTCTCCAACGAATGAGAAGAGCAATTGCTTCTCTGTTGGATTAATAGTAATAGATTCTGCTGAACCACCAAGTTTTCTAAGATTACCAGATCCAATATGAATTCTAGATCTTGGGGTGTTAGTAAGACTACTAATCTTGAATAATCCAGTTCCAGGTGTTCCAAGAGCGAAGTTGGTAATTGCTGCACCACCAACTTTAAATAATCCATCAGCAAGAACACTAGCAAATAGTGGTAACTTAGCATCACCAGTAATCTTGATAGTACCACGACCAACCCAATTGGGTTTAAATATCGTACCAGCACCTTTAGTAGGATCAATCTTAATATCCCCAAGAGGCATAAGATTACTGGTAACTAGTATGTTGCCTCTATTCTCAAATGTAGTATGTGAGTGTGCAACTTCTCCATAATCAATGAAGTTAGAAGCAGCATTATTATTTGCTGCAATCTGATAAGAGGTATCAACTCTCGCTGTGACACCTTGATCAATCTTAACAATACATCCAGTGGAGACCCCAGTTACATCACTTGATGTAGAGATAGTCTCAATATTATTACATCCACCAATCGTACCCCAATCAACACTATTCCATACAACTATAGAACTTGGGTTATATGATTCTGTATGTTTCTCGTCCGAAGGACTGTATAATTTTCTTGCAAATAGGCGAATAGAACCAGATCCAACATATGCAAAAGACTTATCTCCATCAGTATTAGAGAAGTTCTTAAGATATCCTGATCCATAGTAATTTGCAGCTCTAACCTCGCCAAGTACACCAGTGAATGAGAAGAGAATTTGCTTCTCATATGGATTAACTGTAAGAGAATAAGCAGTTCCAGTAAACTTACTGAGAGTACCTACACCAACAATAGATGGTGAGAATACAATTCCAGAAGTTCCCTGTAGCGGAGCAACTCCCCTACCATCAATGGCAGGAGAGAAGTCAACATCCGCAGTACCACTAATTCGGACCTTACCATCAGTTATAGAACCATAGACGGCTGGAGAACTCTGTTCACCCCAACTCCACAATCTACCATCACCAACAAATGCTTCAGTTGCCTTCCAAGAAACTGCACTAATAACTTTAATATCTGGAAGGAATGCCCACTGCGTAGTCTCTATCCATATATGACCATGATCAACAGATTCATTAACAACACCAACAGTTATACTTCCACAATCATTAATTGTTGTTGGTGTGTTAGATATTAATCCATAATCAAGTTCTGTATAGTAATCAATAATTCCAGGATAATAATTATAAGATCTGCTTTCCCAAGCATTAGTAAATCTACCAATACTAGTACCACTTTCTCCTACAATAAAATATCCACCATTAGACCATTGATCATCATCACCAGTATATGAAGTACTACGTAATGATTTAATTTTACTACCAATTCCATATGCACCAGCATCTCCAACAGTGCCATATGTAATTTCTTCTATTCTTCTTGTTTGATATTGTTCTTCCCAAAAATCATCTAATGTATCAATTCTTAATTGAGCAATAGGATATGTCCCATAATCAATAAGATAACGGGATATTCTTCCACCTGATTTGTAGAAAAAAGTTGTCATATCAACCTAAATGCCAACAAAAAAGGGGTCGCAAAATGCAACCCCCACAAAGTAATGAATATAAACTGGGTATATTCTATGTATAATCAGTCTAGGCTGACATTTAGAGTAACTTTAATTTGGTCACCATCGTTTTGAATAGCGTATGGACCATTTGTAAACTTCTCAGCAAAGAAGATACTTGGATAAAGTGTAGAATTACCAACTCCTGCAAGTGCTGGAGTTGTAGTAAATGTAGTATCAGAAGGTACTTCAAATATTGTGTAGTGTCCAGGTTGAACTGTTGTAGTACCATCAAGGTGTCTAGAGATATAAATCACGTCTCCAGGATTTAATTTATGAGCCACAGAAGTTGTTGTTACTGAGAAATCAAAATTAACCTTATCATTGTCACTAGCAACACCTACGTTCTCTACTAAATTCTCACTTAGATAAACACGTGGACCTTGCTCTCCAGTAAGAGTAGCGTAATCAATACCAACGATTGTTGTGTTAGCAGCAAATCCATCTGGACCTGCGTTAGATGCATCAACAAACTTAGAAACTGATTGACCAATTGTTAATTCTTTAGCAACTTCAACTTTGAATGTAGCAACACCAGAAGCAGCACCTGTAAGTGCCTTACTTAGATATACAGCAGCAGAACCTTGTGTACCGATTACAACGGTATCATCATCAATTCCTGTACCAGTAACAATTTGACCAGCAGCAACACCAGCATTATCATCAACTTCAATCTCATATGTGCCAACAGCACCAGAAGTAATGTTTGGAGTTACATCAACATTCTTAAGTTCTAACCAGTTCTTACCAATAACACCCTTAACTTCTGCTTTAGCGATTGTTGTGCCAGCAGCGGCAGTACCAGCATCCTTAACACCTTGAAGAGCAATAGGCATGTTGTTAGCACGTGAAAGGTAATAACCTTGTACGTTACCAGCAGCATCATCAAATGTAAATACTTGCTCAGGATAAGAAGCAGTTGTACGACCTCTACCGAAGGAAACTGCTGTAGTAGCAGGAATATCAGCAGTCAATCTTTGACTTAGTTCAATCTCTGTATTTTGAATATCAACAACATAGGTATTTGTAGGTATTCCACCTGGTCCTTCTGCGTAGTCACCTTTCTTTATTTGAGCAGCAGAATCAACTACAATCTGATAAGTGTTTGCAGTACCAGATGTTACGGTTGTTGTAGCAGTAGTATTAGTTTCTGTTCCAACAGTCCATCTGTTACCATTGAGGAGTATACCAGTTTGATTGGTAAACTTTTGATCTTCTTCCGTTCTATTGTCTATACAATAAGGATATCCTGTAGTAGGAGCAGAACCATAACCAGTTGTGTTACTGTTGTTGTATGGTTCAAAATATTTTTCATCCTGATTCTCTGTATCTCCAGCAATAAGACCAGGAACATCCTGTTCTGTAGGTGCAGCAGAAGGACCAGTATACAACTTCAGTACCAAATTCCTTGGTATCTGATGAGTTGAATTCAGTAAAGTTCGGAGTGAATCAATCTCACCCTGGTCGGTAACTAGCAGTGCCATTTAAGTTTACTCCTCGTAGTTCTTTTCCTATGTTTAGTTATTTATCAAAGTGCCAGCTTCATTGAAACTACACACCTTTGTATATTTATCGCATAAACAATTTCAAACTGTAGAATATCTCCAGCATTTAATGCTGTGTTCCATGTTGAAATTGTAGTATTCCTATTTATCCTTTCCATAACTCCTTGATTAATATCACCTAACTGTGGTCTTTCTGTACCACATATAGATGAAAAGTTTGGAAAATTTGAATAGTCAACCTTCTTAATATCAAATTGAACTTGACCATCCTGATCACCAATAATAGTCCATGATTGGATTTTACCAGTAACATCAAGAGTCATATCTCCTTTAATACCAGAAGACATTGGTGCTGATCCAGCGTCAACAACAAAATTAATTGTTCTAGTAAGATCAGCAGTAGTAGAAAGTGCTACAACGTATACTTGATCTCCTTGAGAAGGAGCATTAGTAAATACGATGTCTGTCCCATTAATAGTATAGTCAATACCAGGAACCTGAACTAACCCATTAATAGCAACAATTAACTGTTGATCATTAACAGGTGTGTATGGATCATTTCCTGCATCTATTAAAGGGTATATAGTTGTGGTTCCATCAAAGACCCAAATAGTAGTATTAAGTATCTCATTTCCATACTGGAGATACTTACTAGGTATTTCGTAATTAACCCCTACATTATACTTCTTTTGTGGTTCTGAAAGAACCTGATAATTAGAAGTCTTTACCGAAACATTATAATTTGGCATTAGACTACACCTGGGGTTACTTCAACTATCCCTTCTATAACTCTAGTTTTAATACCTTGAGGTGATGTAAGAACAATATCATACACATATCGTCTTGGATCTAATACAGCAGTGGCAGTATTATCCAATCCAATTTTTAAAATGCCATTATAACGATCCACGAATGTAACAACAAAATCGGTTGCAGTAGTTGAATAATAACTACGCCTCATCTTAGCCTCTGCTGTGTAACCAGTTAAATTAAGAGGTGTTGTATTATCTTCATTCTGGATATTAAAGGTGGCATCCCAATCCGTTCCTCTTTCCAGTAATAGATTTAAAGGGATGGCTGCCATTTACTTACCTAGACTATTTTTATTTATTCAGCTGGAACTTCAGCTGGAGCTTGTTCGGAAACTTCAGTTTTTGGATTCAACAATTCTAAAGTTTCTAAACCACCCATGATTTTCATTTTATAATCTTGTAACATTTTCAATTGTTTTTCAGCTGCTGAGATTTTAGTATCAGCATCTTTGATTTGTTTTTCAAATTCAGCTTTTAACGAAGTAGGATCCATAATAATCAATGGGTAATATAATGATATTTATACGACTACCAAGGTAGTGCTTTACTCACTTCAGGAGGTGTTGGAGGATTCTTTTTCTCTTCTATCCATGCCACCGCAAGTGCCTTTCTCTCACTTGCAGCAAGTTCGTCTGCTATCCAACCCTTAACAACATCCTCTGATAAACTACCATATGCTACGAATCCAGCAGCAGATGTTCCACCAGAAGTATCTACTTTATAGGTATCATAAAATGTTCGTGTAAGATTTGAAGGATCTGAATCATCAACAGAAACAGTTGTAATGTCTATTATTGAAACAACATCTGTTCCATCATTTAATACTGTTAAGGCAGTAACAGTTTCGGTATGAGTGATTGCCATAATTTAATTAATTTCTTACTAATGCTAATAATGCAGTCTTAAGTTGTGCGACTGATATGATTGAGTTGTCATTACCAATCGCATTCAACTGACTATATATGTGATCTATTTCAGCATTGGCAGCGTCTGCTGTTGCACCTTGTGCATTAGTTGCAAATTCTCCAGAACCAGATATAGCACTATGATTCGCCCATTGAGGGGATAAATCTGGACCCCTACTAACCATTACCTGACCTAATTGACCAAAACTACGACCACCAACATGTCCTATTCCCCATTGACCTTCTGGACCAACACTAAATCTTTCAGTTCCTGTACTTTGATCAATGAATCTCATTACTTTTTTTGGATTCATTCCTGAACCACCAGTAGAATTTCTATAAACATCTATTGCATATGATGTACTACCGTTCATATCCTCAAATTGAAGATGAGCACCTTCTAGAGTAGTTGTTGCACCAGTTGGACCACTAAGTCTTATTTCGCCATTACTTTCCTGATGTATGTAAGTTGACCACTTCCAAGAACTAGCACCTTGAGACATAAGAAACTGTCCAGAACTACCATAAGAATTGTTACCCCAATCATACATCTTTTGACATTGCACTGAAGTAAGTTGCAACCAATTAGCACCAGGATAATATTTTAATCCAGAATCAAGCTTAAGAATTTGACTTATATTATCAGTACTACTATCAACAAATATTGGATAATGCCAATCAGAATCATTATCAGTTCTTATTGTAGGATTACCACCACCAGCATCGGCCCAACTTCCATCGGATCTTAAGAACTTAGTACTTCCAGCAGAACTACCATTAGGGACTAGACC